AGAAGTTCGACATATACGTCTCTCTCCCAAGGTATCATATTTTCAATCTCTGTTAATGAGTATTTATGAAACTGAATCAAAGAAAAATTTAACTTATAGTAACTCTCCAAATTCATATGGGAGAGTGCTACGCGAAAAAACTTGCCAGTCCCTCCAAAACGACTTTACTACTTTTCTTAGTTTTAGGATTCAATACTTCGACTTCATGTCTCAATTTAGGCATCGTCGCAAAGAAAGACTCAATGTATTTGAACTGAGATGAATTCATTTGCTCTAAAAATTCTGTTACTTCTTTTTTAGTGAAGTCATCAGAAGTCCATGCTTCTTCTTCTGAATAGATTTTATCTATACATGATGCAATCAGATCAAATGATTGATCTACCTGATTGTCACCATTAAAACTAAAGTTACTTTTCACAAACTGATCTAATGAAGGATACCTCATCTCCATCATTAACTTATCATCTATCTTGATTTGTTTATTGTGCTCTTTATCCTTTACTACCTCAATTTCATCAATACTGATTTGTACTTCAGCATATGTTTCTCCATCATCAGGACAAAGAACACTTACCTCAATATCTTCACCAACAGACTTACCGCGAATATTAAGGAACAAATATTCAATATCAAACGTAGGAAGAGTTTCTACTTTGACACCGCGTGTCTGAATACAGTCTTTTAAAACTGCCTTGATTGCATTGGTGATTTCCTTTGAGTCATCACTTTCAAGTGCAAGAACTAATAACTTTTCTTCTTTTACAAGAAAGGGACGATATTTAATTGTTTTTCCAGTCGAAGGCAATTCCAACTCATAAGTTGGTGTTGAAATTTTTGGTAAAGGCATAATATGTTATTCAGTATGTGTATTTATTCTAGTTGTTCTTACTTCTTAAGACATAGCGTGAGAAGTTAAAGTTAACTCTGCATAGTAAAAGTTCAGATGCATCATAGCTTACCTCCATCTGATCAATAGAGATTGGATATGCATTAAGGAATTTATACTCTAGGTTTCTTCCCTCATAATCCCTCTCAAACTTTCTAATGAAGATATCAGTCTTATATTCGTTTGGGAAATTTACTCTGTAACTGTAATTTTCTTTTTCCGCTTCTTTTAATCCACTTTCATTAACAATAAATGCGATCCAGTTTTCAAAGAAATAAATTAGATCATATTCTTTATCAACATAGAAAGTGAAGGAAGCAGTGGGGTTATACTGTCTCCTGTATGCATGTCTTTCGGTTACACCTGTAAAATCATTATCTAAAGTATGAGTTGCCAGTGAAGTTCCTGGTAACGCAGCATCTCTACATGATAATGTTAATTTTTCTCCCAAGGTTCCAGGAGAATATCCACTACCAAGTTTTAATATGCTTCTACTATAAATCCAGGATCTAACATCAGATGGAGGATTAAAGTGACACTCGTAAGTAGATGTTAGAGCAGGATTTAAAATTGAAGATTTTAATTTATCAACTGTTTTTGCCTTTGGTTTTGGCGTTGCCATCTAAATAGTTGTTACCGTATATATTATGTATGGGAGTTAGTAAGAAAAGTATTTACAACCCTTCTAATCCTAAAAAATATAAAGGAAATGCTAGCAATATTATTTGCAGAAGCAACTGGGAGAGGCGTTTCTGTAAGTGGTGTGACTTAAGTGAAAGCATCCTTGAGTGGGGTAGTGAAGAATTCTTTATCCCATACTTGTCACCAGTTGATAAAAGAGTTCACAGATACTTTCCCGATTTTATCATAAAAGTGAAGGAAAGCACAGGACAAGTGAAAACATATGTTATTGAGGTTAAACCAAAGAAGCAAACTAAAAAACCAACTAGTAAGTCTTCTTTGTTTGAGTGCAAAACCTATGCTATTAATCAAGCAAAGTGGAATGCAGCTCGTGAATGGTGTGCTGATAGATTGATTGAATTTAAAATCATCACAGAAGACGAGTTAGGTATCAATTATGGCAAGAAGGGCTAAACGAAGAAGATCAGGTGGGCCTTCTTATGAAGAGGTGAAGGCACAAATTGATGCAAGAGAAGAAGAGAAGCGTCTAAAACGCGAAGAACGACAATCAGCAGATGAATTTCAGTTTGAAGGACAAGTAGGCAATAACCGCATTGAACCTGAAAAAGACTCTATCAGAGACTTAGGCGATCCTGAAGAAATGATGCTTGAGATTATGACTATCTTGAATGAAACTGTCGTTATCCCCGATCTTGGTGAAGTTTACACATATATCTACAATGCAAAAACTCCTAGACTTAAGTATGATCAACATCCATTAGTCGCTGTGACTAGTGTAAATCGATGGGGATTTAGTGGACTTAATTTTCACTGGAATCAAGTAAGAAACTACACCTGGAATGAGATACCAGGAAGTTTGCATCTCGTCAGAACAAGTGAACTTCAATCATTACTTGATATACCTTATGCATATTATCTCACCAACCCCTAATAAATAGAAAAAAATCTTGTCTATAATGTCTGCACAAGAAGCTACGAGTGAACTCAAAGTAAAAAAAATAGATGGTAAAGAAGAAAAATTTAGAACCATCACAACTCATGAAAATGGAGATATAAAAAAGACATCGGTTCAGCAAGCTGTCAGCGAAGAAGATTACAATAAATTATCCGATGATCTGAAAGGAGGTTCTTCTAATGGACTTTTCTTCCAAGTTGTAAGAAATGATATAAGAACTAAAAATTCTGATGGGGAGATAGACTATATAAACTCTTACACAAAAGCTGCTTCTAGAATAGTTCAGAAGCAAATGAACGATCCTAAAACTAATTTTAAAAGAGAATTAGATCTTGGATCAATTGATGCCGTAGTAAAATCAGAAGAAAATCTTCCACAAAAAGATAGAAAGTTATCTGATGTTAAATTATATGAGCAATATCCTTCTCTTCAAAATGTTGTAATTAGAGATGATGGAACACGTATTGATAAAAAACCTGTAGGAGAAGGTTTTGGAGCGGATAAATTAGACTTTACTCTTGAAGAAATCAAAATTGAAGGAACACGTCAAAAGAAATATGAAAATCTTTTCTATACAGAGACAATCGCTACATCAAAACAAGATAGAATAAATTTTCAGATGTTCTATCAATCTGGAAGAACTATTGATTTTAATTTAAATGATCCAAAAGGTAACATATTTTCCTTCGGTTCAAGAAATAAAAAAACAATTGAAGGTTCTGTGACATTACCAATTCAAGGTGGTATTCAAGATAGAAATGAAGTAAATTACCGAGGAGGAGAATTGAATCCTGTAATGGGATCATTAGCAGCAGTTTCACTAGATCCAATGGGTGCTCTAGGACAAATTGGAAATGTAATCAATATGGATGCAGACGATATAAGATCAGCATTGAACACAACTGCATCAACAAACATTATCAATGCTCTAAGAGTATTTCTTGCACAAACTGCAACTGGAACTCAAGGACTAATTCCAAGAACCACTGGTGCAATATTGAATCCCAACTTAGAACTACTTTTAAATTCTCCAAACTTAAGATCATTTCAATTCTCATTCAAAATGAGTGCTAGGAGTAGAACTGAGGCAACACAAATCAAAAAAATTATTAGATTTTTCAAACAAGGAATGTCTGTAAAAAAATCTCCAACATCTCTCTTTATCGTCTCTCCGAATATGTTTAGGATTAAATATTTGACTGACGGCGGAATACAACATCCATCAATAGGAAGAATTAAAGATTGTGCCTTGACTTCACTAAATACACAATATACTCCTGATGGAACATATATGACTTTTGATGATTTAGGAAGAACCATGACTTCTTATCAAATTGATATGACATTTACTGAACTTGAACCACTGACTGAAGAAGACTATACCACAGGGCCCGTAGAACATGATCCAATATTCTCTAATGACAATCAGATAGGATATTAATGGCAAGTTATTTCAGACAAGTTCCAGACTTCGATTATGTCAACAGAGATTCTGATGGCAAAAATATTGGTGACTATCAAGTTGTAAAAAACTTATTTAAGAGGTTAAAGATTCGTCAAGACATTCTTGAAAATATTGCATACTTTACTCAATATCAGATTGTTGGTGATGATCGTCCTGACAATGTTGCTTTTGAAATCTATGGAGACGAAACATTTGATTGGTTAGTCCTTCTTTCTAATAATATCGTCAATATCCAGAATGAGTGGCCTATGAATCAGTCATCATTTGATGAATTCTTAATTAAAAAGTATGGAAGTATTGAGAAGACACAAAATATTCATCACTATGAAACCAGAGAACTGAAGAATGATTCTGGACAGATTGTAACACCTAAAGGTTTAAATGTACCCAAGAATTATAAAGTTGAATAT